GCTTCATCAATTTCTTCCCCCACAGATTCAGCAACATCACCCTTACCATATGAGTATAGCGTCTTAAGATAATCGTTTGCTTTGGTGAGTTTGTTCTGAAACCACTCCTCCATATCGCCTTCTTTCTTGACACGAGACTCAATTCCGTCGAGGAAGTGACGCATAGCAGCAATCTGTTTTACTGCCATATTTGTTTCTTCTGCCCCGCCAGTATCAGCAGGATCTACTGCTTCCATTATCTTACGACCATCAGTCTTAAGAACACGCGCCACATCTCCGACCTTGTTAACCTTGTTAACTCGATCAGCATATTTCTTTGCCGCTTGCTCTTTTTCGGAGTAGTATTTAATTTCTTCTCCGCCTTTCTTAAATTTGACAACCACGACGTATCCTGGTTTGTCAGTAAAGTCGCGTGGATCCATCGACTCCTTTAAATGATGACGCATTTCGTCAAAGATCTTCATCCTCGTGCTCCGTAGTTTCTGGTTCTTCTTCGACTTCCTCGACCTCTAGGGCATCTTCCACTTCTTGGTCGAATTCGTTTTCTTCTTTGCTACCGAAAACACTAGAGGCAACACTAACTTTTTCTTGCTCTAATGCCTGATCTAATTTTTGTGCAATCAAACCATTAAACGTATCGTTCGCGTCGTTGTATTCTTTGGAATTAATCGCGTCAATCATCTTTAAAATATCTTCACTCATTATCTTCTTCTCCTGCAGGTTCTGCTTCAATATCCATGTTATCGCCGTCTTCCGGCGGGTCTTCTTTCTCAACGTCTTTCTGCAATTCTTTTATGTCATCGTCAGAAAGTTGTAGAACATTACGCATTACCCACTCTTGTGTAAAGTAAGTGCCAACATATTGAGAAATTTGATCAAGGGTAGCAATTCTTTCACGTAGTATTTCACTATCCTTCAATTCAGTAAAGTGATTATCACGCATATAGTCAACGAAGATATCGCTTTTCATTTCTTCCCAGTCTTGTTCGGTAATAATATTCTTAAGCAGTAATTGCTTTTTCAGAATACCTAAGAACAACTTACCGAAACGAGCGCGAAGGCGATCGACAAACTTCTGAAACTTCACTTCGTCCCGAGATATCTCGCTGGTTCGCCCGAGCGAGAACTGCGCTTCTTGTTCTAGACGGTTTACTGGTACGTTCAACGCACGGTACACGCGCTTCTGGAAATAGATTATATCATCGATCTGACCAAGGTTTTCGCCACCAGGAAGCGTAGATATCTCTGTACCTTTACCACCTTCCCTACGTGGTAACCAAAAGTCCTCAAGCATAGACATATGCTTTCGATCGTCTTTCAGTTCGCCCGTGTTGGCGTCATATACAAGTTTATTTCTGTATCGCGCCATAATGTCTTTTAGATATTGTTCTGCTTTACCGCGTGGCAGGTTACCCACGTCGATATAAAAGATTCTTCGCTCAGGTGCACGTGAGAGACGGTAGATAACCAAACTGTCTTCCATCATGCGCAACTGATTAATTGGTTTAATTGCCTTATGAAGATAAGAAACCACTCGACGCTTATTCTCGTCTAGCAAACCGGACGTAACATAACTGACGCTGTCAGTAGAAAGTTTGATTACATTGGTTTTGTTGCCTGGTTTTTCTTCATAGATATAAAACTCTTTGACCTCATCAACAACTTTCACACCACTCTTCTGGTCAGTCTTATGCTTTACTTCCTTGACCTTTCTTATCTTAGACGAGTCAATATAACGTATTTCTTGAATGCCTGCCTTTTCGTTGCCGGCATCGACAACCAAGTGGTGATATATTCTTCCGTCAATGTACCAAGAACGAAAGATGTCATGCCCATAGTCATTAAAGTTGAGCATGGAATAAATGTTATCGAACTCTTCCTGAATTTTTTTCTTGACTGACTCCGATGTTTCGACTTCGTCAAGTGAGAGTTGTACAGATGCTTTGTTATCGCCAGTGACAATTGATTCGTTGACGATTTCTTCGATCGCCATGTCAACTTCTGGATGCTGTGCAACGCCACGATACTTGCGTATAAGTTGCAAGTTATCCTTAGCATTCGCACCGCCATCCATATCAACATAGTAACCATAATGATGCCCCGACGCAGTAACGTATCCCGCGCCATCTTCGTCAGTAGGAGGAACGACAGAAACAAGTTTTTCTGCTTGCTTCTCTTTCTTCCTTTTGATTTCGAAACCAAATATGTTGAAAGTTGAATCGGCCATTGATTATTCCTAATATAAAAATGACAGGGAGGAGATACCTCCCTGTACACTATTTAGTACCACGCTAAAACTAGGATGTAGTATCCGAAGTCCAGTACTGATACGCGATCGTAACTTCAAACTCTTCGATCGCACCTGCCTGATCGTAAGTAAGTTCGATTGGTGAAACGGTTATCGGAAACGCCCCACGAAGCTGATACGTCTTTAATACGTCACCGTTCTTGTCTAATTGACGAACCTGCATATCTGATTGATATGCAGTAGGTGAAGTAAGACCGCTATTTTCTTCATGAGCATTGATACCGTTCATCCAAGTCTCGAATGAATTGCGAACCGAGAAGTTCGTATCGTTGTAAACAGTGATAGACCAGTCTTCGAAAGTCCTATCTCCTGCTACCTTGACCTCACGACCACGGAACAATACGGGGATTGTTGCGATCGTTGATCCTGGCATGTTTGTCGCGCGACACATAAAGTTCGTCAGTTCGGTGTCACCGCCAGCGTATGCTGGAAATACTATGTTGACATCGAAGAGGTTGGCGCGAGCGCCACCTCCTGACAGTTTACCTTTAAAGTCATCTACTCTTAAAATTGGCATTGTTATCTCCTATTATACAGTCCCAACAACTTCTTCAAACTGAATGCCGCTTCTTACTGCTACAAAGTTAAGAGTAATGAAGTTAATAGAGCGAGCAGGTTTAACGAAGATAGAAGCAATAAGTTCATTTCTATCGACAACTGCTGGCGTGTTATTACTCTCATCACATTGTATATAGTAGTTAGTAATACCGCGACGTGCTTGGATTTCCCGTAGGACAGGTTCTACGATACCAACAAACTCCGAGCGCGTGAATTCATCGTTGAACTCAAACAAGAAGTTCCGCGCTGCCAGAGAAATAGACTTCTCGATAGCAAGGAACAAACGGCGAACATTGATACGATCAAACGCTGATGGGCGCGACTCTTTAGTCTTGTCGCCGAACAGAATAGTGCCCTGTCCTGGCAACTGTACGATTGGATTGACACCAACCTTGTACAGACTGTCACGCTGTGTCTTACTGGCAGTATAAGCGAGTCCTGTTACACCCAGAATGTTACCGCGCTTTTGACCTGCTGGTGAATACCATGGGCCAAAGTTTGCGTCAGTAGCAGCACAACAACCTGCTGTTGCTGAAGCACCTGGGATGAACACGAACTGATCGTTATACTTGTCGTAGACCTTCAAGTAGTTGTTGTCGACAACCAAGTAATTTGATGCAGTAAATTGAGCAACAGTTGCCAATGTTTCGTTAACTGGATCAGACTGACGCACTACAGCGTTGCGGTCAGGTGATGCGGTTACGATACAGTCCTTACGAGTACCTGACGCGATAGAAACAAGGTCGTTGACTATCGTGACTTGATCGGAACTAGATGCCATTCCTGGCGCGATAAGAATCTGAACATCAACAGCATCCTGATCTTCAAACTCATCATATCCCAAGGCAAATTCAGAAGTTCCTAATGCTGCACCATCAGAACCTCCGGAAAGCGTTTCGGTTGCAGAACTGTTGCTGCGCGTATAACCTGCATCAAAGTTAATGCTGACGCCTGCGCTATCTGCTTCCGTGTTCCAGTTGGTGCCATAGCTCCAAGATGAATCAAAACCTGCAAACTTAACATACTGAGAAGCACGATCAATTACGTCAGCGAAATAATTTACGCTTCCGTCAGTGGTCTTTGCACCTTTCGCTACAGAAAGGAATGGATACGTTTCGAGAACAGCGCCAGCGGTTCCGCTGAAAGCACCGTTGCGGTCAATAACGGCAACGTGAATCTCATCGTTGGTCAACGCAGCAGCTTGGTTTGTCGCCCAAGTACTGGTGCCAACGTCAGCACCAAACTCGTCAGAATAATCCCAAGTTGAGAATGCTGCGCCGCCACTATCAGCAGCCCAGATAGAAACTGATAAAGAGTTTCCTAATGCGCCAGGATATTTTGCTACCCAAGCGCCAGTTTTCTTTGCCAACAGCGTGCTCTTTTGAGTATCATAATCGTCGTCGTTCTTGATTAAAACTCTGGTTCGTACATCACCGGAATCTAGAAAACCGAACGTGTCAACACCAGATACCGCATTTAATGCGCTATCACCAACGTTACGGCATACGATTAGATTACCGGAGTACTTTAAAAAATTTGCAGCAGAAAAATAATCAACTGCTGTTGTTAATGATGGAGTACCAAATGTTTCAGCCAACTCGCCCTCGTTAGCGATGGTGGTTGGTTCTAAAACAGGACCCCATTTATATGCTCCAACAATACCAGCAATAGAAGTTGCGACATTAGGTGATACACCAGTAAGGTCGATTTCTTTTACAGTTACTGCAGGAGATAAAGATGAAGTAAATAGTCCCATTTTTATATCCTTCTCGTTGTCTAATTATAAGAAAACATAATACGGTTGAG